CTATAAGCTAAAATATTTCCTTACCGAGAACACCTTGTCGCGGTCTTCCAGCCTCGCCTGTGCGAGTTCGGCGCAGACACGCGGCTCCTGGTCCTGTGCGATGTAGTTGTGCAGGACACCCCATTCGTCCGACCAGACCATGTTCAGGACGGCGAAGAAAGCCCACCTGTTGTATTCCCCGTCCTCCTCGTATCTGATTCCGAGAGATTCCAGGACCCTGAACGTCTCGTCCGGATCTTCCCAGTGTCCGCCTCTGGAGCCGTCGAAGTTGACGAAGTTCCTGACGATTTCCTGAGCCTCATCTTCCGACAGGTACTCCCTGAATCTCACGAGGTCCTCGCATTCATCAGCAAGCGCCTTTGCATTATCCTCGCTCATCGACGCGACCATCTTGAGGACAATAGCCCGTCCGCTTTCACTCTCTATCCTATCGCGGAGAAGTCCGATAAACCTTTCCGCAGTCATATTCCTTTCCATGATTTCCGTTTTTTAGAATTGTCATATTTTGACAATTAATTGCCTTTATACGCGAAGAAATTGATTTTTTTACGTCAATTTGTCGCCTGAAGAAATAAGCCGCGACAGCATCTGCTTGACTTCGTTCATAGACGATTCAATTTTGCTGAAGCGCTGTTCCGTCTCCTGCTTCTCCCTGAATGCCGGATTCAGCTCCGCCAGAAGCCCCGTCGATTTCTCGACTATCCGTCTCTGATGTTCGACTGCCGCGAGCGCCTGCTCTGCAGATGTCCTCATAGATTCGACTTCCCCTGCAAGCCCCTGTCTATCGACCGAAAGCACGAGGTTGCCCGCGTAGGTAACGGAGAGGGTTTCAGGAATGACGTAGTTAGCCGTCTTGCCGTCAGCCTCTATCGAGACATCGACGACCATTCCGGACTTGCCAGCAGCGGGGTTCAGTTCCATGCGCGGGAAGCCTACCGAGACCGCCTTTCCTTGTATCAGTGTGAGATTCTGCTTGTCGAGGATATATACGGGATAGTTTTGTTTCAGATCTTTGAAGTACATAGCTTGAAATAATTATGAGTGGAGAGATTCTCACCCCTCCACTCTGTAATACAAATGGGACTAGGCCCCAGCTGTGGTAGCAGTCGGTTTGAGAGCTGCAATGAGTTCCGCATTCTGTTTCTGCTGTGAGAGCTCAAGACGTGCGTCATTGTACCTCTGCTGGAGGTCAGCCTGCCAATGGCAGTTAAGGGTGTCGATGATCCTCTGGGTGTTGTCCTGACCAGCCCTCACGATGTCGCACTTGTCCTGCTGCATCTGGAAGCCGATGCCGGAGAAGCCGCGCTCCACGCTCCTGTTCACGAAGTCAAGCCCTGTCTGGATCTTGTACTCGATGTCCTTCTGGCCGAGCTGGTTCTCGTAGCCCATCCGGATGATGTTCTGCTGAGTGTTGCAGCAGCAGTCCTTGATTGCCTGGATGACGTTGCAGTCGCCCATGTTGACCGCGTTGATGACGCGCTCAGCAGAGAATCCGACCTGTCCGCCCACCTGCTCGATAGCCGAGCGCACGGCGCAGATTCCGCCCTGCAACTGGTTGAAGTCGCAGTTAAGGTTCGCCGCGAGCGTCGTGATGGCATCGTTGTTTCCCTTGATTGCTGACATCAGAAGGTCGCTGTTGTGGTTGTCCGCCATTTGGGTCCTGAGGGAGTCAATCTGACTCTGGATTTCAGTGCCCTGAAGGTTCCCGTTTCCGAGTCCGAATCTGTTTCCGCCGAAAAGGGCGAGAAAGATGAGGTACATCCAAGGATTGTTCATCCAGTTGTTCGCTCCGCCGTTCATTGCAGCCATCATCGCCATCGGGTCAGTGTCGCGCTTTCCGAGCATCGCAGCCGCGAGGATGTCATTGTTGCCCCTGTCGCAACAATAGATTTTGTCAACCATTTCGCTCATGATAGAAATTTGTTGTTAGTGTTATCCGCCTCTTGCGCCTTCGGCGGTCTTGGCACGTTGCGCATCGCACTACAAACTTATCATTATGAATGTTGATTTTCAGATGGTTAGTTCCCGTCCGGTTCCCTTTCCGTTCCCTTTTGATTCAGCCACGTCGCGGACAGCCTCAGGAACGAGAGCCGCAGACCTGCAGAGCCTTCAAGACGCGCCTCGAAGCCCGCTTGCGCCTTCCTCACAGCACGCTGAGACATCCGCATTCTCTCCGCTATCATGCGAGGGTAGAAGCCGTTTCTAGAAAGAAGATAGATGACAAGGTAACGGGCGTCCACGACCTCTTCCAACTTGCTTTCAGACAATATCCGGTCGCTGCCGATTTCGGTCTCCGCGGAGACGTCAGCGAGCACTGAGGCAAAAATTTCTGACTTTTTCATTTTTTTTCAGTTTTTATTATTTATCTTCGCCTCAGCCAACAACGAAAGAAAAACAGACCCACACCATTAAGACCGAGGCAATAGTGCCCCCGTATTGCTGGTGTGGGTTTTTCTTTTGGTTGGCGCTAAAAACAAATCTTGCTCTTGCAAGTCGGGGGCTTTTTATGCCCCTCTTTCGCTTACGGAATCAGCTTCATGAACAGATGCAGAAGCGGTCTCCGGAATTTCCAGAATCCGATGGCGGCCACGATTGCCGATAGTATCCAGAAGCCGCGGAGCCTGAATCGCTGCCAGGCTGTCAGTTCCTTCTCCACCTTGACTTCTTTCTCTCTATCAATATAGACTGAATCAATCTTGCTCCTGTAGAGCGTGTCTCTGACGATTCTGTATCTTTCGCGGATTTTTTCTTTGTAAATATAGATAGTGTCGCCTTTCTCTTTGACAAAGACCGAATCGCGCTTGAATGTCGAATCGACGCGTGTGTTCGTGATGTATGTCGTGTCGCGCTGATAGACCGTCTGAATTTGCGTCCTGACGGCCCCGCATGACGCGAGCATTAGCACCGCACATATCATTGATAGCACGTGTCTCATAGCTTCTTTCCTTTTGCGTCGAGATACCTGTAATTGTAGAGTATCTGTCCTCTCTGAGCGCCCTCAAGCCTGTGCGAGAAGTGCACAAAAGTCGGATAGAGAATCATCTGATCGTAAGGAAGATTGAGGCTCTTTGCTAGTCTTGCGAGTTCCGTGACGACCTTAATATCTCCTGTGCCGTTGCGACCGAAAGGACAGATGTCAGCGGCCTCTCCCTTGAGGTGCTGGCTCGTCTTCACTCCGCCTGCCGCGGCATTGACCGCCGGACACCTGTAGCCACTGTTAATCGCAAGAGGCTTGCCCCATGCATCGCGTAGCGGCTGCAGGACATTCTCTGTTAAGGCAAGGATGCTATCGCGCACGTCGATTGACGTGATGACGTTGCAGATGCCTTTCCTGTCTGCAATGTCGCTTTTTTCAAATTCGCGGTAACTGAAATCTTTTGTTATTGTTCCCATTTTTTACTCACTTTTCCCAATGCCGTGCTTCGGCTCTTCTTTAATCATTGCTATAATTTTCTGCGCTGTGTCACTATCAACACAAGATATAATTTCCTCGACAGCATCTACCACTTTACCTGCCGCACTCTGTTTTTTCTTCGAGTTCTCGATAACAGAACGTCCCTCAATCAGCAGTACGCCTAGCGTCGCTAAAATGGCGCAATAAGGCAAATTATACCAGACGAATACCGCGCCCAAGATGTCTATTAGCAGAAAGAAAAATACTATGCGCAGGTAGTCTATGATCTTGCGGATAGTCTTGCGCAAGCCGTGACTCATAATCTTCTCCTTGTTAGCGCGTGCCGCGTCAATGCCCGTCCACATATCTATAAGCGCCGCTGCGCAGACGAGCACGCACAGAAGGAAGGCAATCATTATCCCTCGGTTCAGTCCGTCAGGGAGATTGAATGTTGCAATTACATTGTCCATCACATCACCAAATTATCAGGTAAAACCAAACTGCCAGCTGCATAGCAAGCGCTCCGGCCGTTGTCGCCGCGAAGTCAAGGACCTCGACGCTGCCGTTGCCCCTGCTGTCGTAGAACTCCTTGAGCATTCCGGCGACCACTCCGGCCACCCACGCATACGGCGCAAATCCCTTGATAAATGAGCACAATGCGACGATGAGCGCACCAGCAATGAAGTGCAGGAGTTTGTCCTGTGGAATGCTTCCCAAAGCGCCTGAAATTTTAGCGAAAATCCTCTTCATGATGCACCTCCTCTTCTATTTCCTTGAACCACTTTGCGCTCTTTTCCTTGACGATTACTTCAGCGAACACGTCGCCGTTGCGCGTGTCGATTATTCCGTTAGGTGAGGAGAGCCTTACAAAGCCCTCCCTCACTCCTTCAATGTTCATCCTGTTCATAATTATTCCGTTGTTTCGTTGGTTACTGATTCCGTTGCCTTCGCTTCAAGCGCTCCGACCTTGCCTGCAAGTTCGTTGATTGCTGAAACGAGGTCAGTCTTGCTTGCAGTGTTCAGACTTGACAATGTGCCGATATTCGTCTTGTTTGCCTTGATGGTGTTGTAGGCGTCAATCGGATATACGATGTCCGCACGCAGAGGCGTGGATGTCTTGCCGTCGGTGATTATCGCCTCCTCCGTTCCGCCTTCAGCGACCTGTTCCGTGAGGTTCAGTTCGTCGTAGGCTGTCTCCTCCGGCGTGTTCAGCTCATAACATATCTCAATAGGGTTGTTCCTAAGCCATGTCCTTAACTCTTGAACGGTAGCCGCTGTGCTCGCTTTGATTCTAAAGTAACACATTTGATATAGTTGAGGGAAATACCCTTCAGAAGGAGTATTTGCTATCAATGAATCCTGAATATTCAATTTGTCGCATATAAACCCCATTCCCTTTCTTATAGCCAAATCAGGGATCATTAGAAGGAAGTTGTTTATGCCATAACTATTTGTTGTACCTTGCAATGACCAAGATTCCGTATTTGCGCCCGTAAGGCGCTTATATCCAAGACGCCTCACCGCCTTCGTCGGTGTAATCTCGTCATACGCTGAACCGGCAGACTTCAGCCCGTCAGGGAAGTATTTCTTCAGCGTCTTGCTCCACTTTCTCTCGGAGACCTTACCTCCAGTGTCGGTGGTCTTGATTCCCTCCGCGAATGACGACACGATTTCTCCCTCGTTGTACGGGATATAAGGCACGTCGTCAATGCTTGAATAGCCGAGGCGCTTTGCGAAGTCGTCGGGTGTCGTAGGCTCGTTGCCGGAGCCGAACATTGTAGTGAGGTCAAAAAACTTGAACTCCCGCAATTCGTCATACTCCCGATTTGGACTCATTGCTACTTCAATGCTATTACTGTTTTTTAGAGGAGAAAAGACGCTATTAGGTTGAATGTCCTTAGTCTCAGACCTGTTATTAGTATTTATTTCTCTATAACTCAAGACTTCTTTAACTTTAATCCTTTTCTCTAACAACATGTACTTGTGTCCTTCATTAAGAACCGCGTTTGATAAACCATAGTATGGATAGCCGGTTGAAGACCCATTAAAGGACCACAAATCATTTTCACAACTGATAATGACGCCATGTATTGTAACTGGTTGAATTTTATCCTTACATAATTGATTCATCACCACGCTGTACCCCTTTATCCTTTTGATGCTCGCGCTTCCGTCCTCAATCTGGTTGTCTCCTCCGGACTTGCGCGACATGATGACCTCCTCCGTAGCGTCTCCCTTTGACGTGAGGTTGTCAGCCGAGCCGACGCGCATTGACTCGTAGTATCCGTCTGCGAATGACTTGAGGTCCACCTTCTTCCGCAGGTTGTTGATTTGCGTGGCGACAGAAGCCTTCGTACCGTAGCGGCGGACAAGCAATGTCGCAGCCTCCGGCACGTCGGCACGATAGCAGACAAGCACGTCGGAGTAAGCCTCCATCGCCTCGAAGCAGACATATCCGCTCGTAGGGATGTCAGTGCTCATTGCCGAGAACAACGGCACGTATTCAATCCTTTCAATGCCGGATGTCGTCGTGGTCTTGATTCGTGCGACGAAAAGAGCTACGCCCAACTTCATCTTGTCGGCGCTTGACATATAAAGCTCGTAGGTGTTGCCTACCACCACGGCACCGATAGCAGCGATATTGAAGTCCGCATCTCCCACGAACTCCCCGTCAGCATTGATGTATTTGCCTGTCGTCTCCGCAGTCATTGCCACTGACGGAAGTTCCGCGTACTGGCCGAGGTCGCGCTCAAGCGCCGCTACGCCGGAGGACACTTCTTTAGCCTCCTCTGCTGCATCGGTGGCGTTCTTTGTTGCAGTCTCTGATTCAGTCTTTAGGCGAGCGAACTCTGCCACACGTGCTGATTCGGCGGCTACTCTTCTTTTTTCCGCTTCCGCGCGGCCAGCCTCTGCCGATGTCCTTGCGCTCTCGTTCTTCTTCCGCTGCTCCTCGTTTGCCGCTCTGGTCGCTTCTGCATTGGCTCTTGCGCTTTCCGTCTTCACCCTTGCAGATTCCGCATTGACACGCCCAGTTTCGGCGGTCACACGAGACTGCTCGCCGGCGGCTCTCTGTGTCTCTGCTTCCGCCCTTTTGGCTTCTGAACTGGCGCGTTTGCCCTCTGCTGAGGCTCTTGCCGCCTCGGCAGAGGAACGTGCCAGTTCAGCCTCTTTTCGTGCGTTTTCGGCATTGACTCGCTGTTCCTCTGCCTTTGCGATGCCAGTGTTCGTCGCTCCTGCCGCCTGTGCTGCCGCATAGGCCTTTTCCGCAGCATCGTTGGCTGCTTTCGCTTTCGCATCTGCATTGCCGGCTGACTTGTAAGCTGCCGCTGCCGCATTGCCGGCTGCTTTCGTTGCAGCCTCAATCTTGGCGATCGCTTCTGACAATGAATAGAAGCGCATTGTGCCGTCAATGTCCAGAACGACCGCGCCTGTATCCGCGTCAGCCTCTTCAGTCGTGCGCACTATCTCAAACGCGGGCACGTCCAGCGACGATGCGAATGAAGTCCCGTCCGCAAACTCGATGATGATGCGAAAGGCACCGATATAATTCTGGTCTTTCGCCGCGTAGGTGCAGCGCAGGCTCTGACCCTCAGACCTGAAGGCCATTTCCGCAACCGGCTGGCCCTGGACGTCGGAGAAGGCAAACACGTGCCTTATGTCCTTGTCGCTCCAGGTCACCGGATTTCCGGAAATATTGACGGATAGCATCGTGATGATGTCCGTGCCGATTCTGATTTTCCTTAGATTTCCCATATTTCTATATTTTAATTCTCTTGAGATTGCGATTCCCACAAGTCCTCATAAAACTGATACTGCCTCAGCCTTGCGCCTGTCATGATTCCTGAGACGAAGTCGTAAACGCCGCCCTGCAGAAGGAAAAATGTCCCCTTGTAGATAATCGCGCGGTTGAAGTCCCAAGCCTTTCTGTCTTCAGGCATGCAGTCACCCTCCAGCAGCTGCATAGGGAGGTGATGGTACATTAAGATCTGACGATGACGGAGGAGCGGCAAAGGCTCGCCGGCAGAGCCGTCATCCCAGGACATATTGTAGCCTACAGGGACCACAAGCCTGTCTTCATTCTCGTAATAGATAGCATTCGAATAGTTCTGAGGTGTATGCCATTCAACATTGCGGCTCAGAGCGCCGACGGAGCTCTCGATGTTGTCCGTGACATTGTAGCTCTCATCATTGATAGTTGTAACGACGTCAGAGTCAAGTTTGGCATTCGGGTTCGATGCTTCGAGGGTTATGCCCTTGAGACCAAGATAAACTCCTAAATAGTTGCTGTATTTTATCTCTGGTTGTTTGACGAATACGATGTCGTCAAAGAGCAATGACAATTCGCCGCCTTTCGGAATAGCGGATAAATTGTCGGGAAGCGAAAAGTCCACTTCTATGCTATCAGTCACAGCTACGCTATTATAAATTGTTTGTCCGCCAGGCAATGTGCTGTATTTAAGAATTGCGATATTGTTTCCCCACTTTGAGCCATCCCAAAAGTATGAGGTGTTGCCGACCTGATATTTTAGAGCATAGTCGATTGACTTCAGAAAAGCTGGTAAAGGCCTGCAATCTATCGTCATTGTGCCTTTGATAATGTGAAGCGCCCACCGGCAAATGTCAAGCGTCAGTTTGCCGGCAGGGATATTGACAGTTCCCAGCTTGTAAATCTGCGTGATTTTATTGTCGCTATTTGCGCACAGGAAGGCGGCATTTTTGTTTGTTATGCCTAAGATAGACTCCGCGTCATAGCCTATCTTGTATTCAGTTGCGTCATGAAAGCCGGATGAAATTTGCCAGCCGTCGCTGGTGTTTTTAACGACGGAATAGCAGGGCATTGAACCTTTCTCCTGAAGCCTGTCAGCGGCATACCTTGACGACTGAAGGGTGTAATTGTATGTGTCTATCGTGCTCGAGAAATCAAGCCCTTTTGTCACATCGAAAGCTATCTCTGAGTTGTAATCGAACTTGATAGTGTCTATTATCTTCTTGTATGCAGGCGCCAACGTCCTGGTGCCTCCGCCGACAAACTTGACCGGCTGATATGCAAGAGCGGCCACCCCCTGATTGTCAAGAAGCGGAAGGTAGCGCAGATATGTAAGCACAAACTTGCCGTCGCTTACGAAGCGAAGGCAGAGCCCCAGGGATGTCAGAATATCCTCGAGAGCGTCGTACCAGGACTTGCCTTCGAAGGCGCTCACGTTGACGCGGAATGACGACAACGGAGCTTCGTCATAGACGATTGCCTTGTAATCAGAATTGCTCATTGTTGTCAGCTTCGAGTCCAGCGTCATTGGAAAGTCTATCTTTGCCATTGCCGCGTTGACTATTTCCATGAGCGTTGCCGTGCCGGACTGGCTTGCCGGCATGTCAAAATCGAAGTCCTGAAGGTGCCCGATATTGTCGCGTGCTGTAATTGTTATTTCTCCTCGATATTCGAGCGACTCCTTCCAGTTGTCCGGTGTGACATATCCGCTCCAGAATTCCTTTCCGTTGCGTGAAATTACCACCTTGTACATCGTGCTGTCAGGGGTGTAGAATTCCTGCCAATTCCCGAACTTATAGAAGAGCGAATCTTTCATGTCTGAAGCGTCAACCATCGAGAAGGTCGCTATCGTTTTCTGGATAGGAGAGACAGGATCATCGTCCCCGTCAATTTCAAGTGTCAGCCCTTTCCAGGCCCCTATCTCTTGAGGCGTAGCACTCAGATAGCCTTTCTGATAAATTTCAAGCTTGAAGCTTTCGCCGCCTGCTTCCTGCATGCTGCTAAAATTCTTGTAATATTTGAGTCCGTAAAGAGCCATTTTTCTATCTCCCGTAATATTTCTTTGCGTTGTCTCCGGAAATGAGAATGTCCTTGCCGGAGATTTTGCCTTTCACGTAAATCGTCATCTCCGTCGAGATGTTGCTGTCAGTCGTTGACGTAGATGATCCTGCAGACGCGGATGATGATGCGCTGCCGCTACTGCCGAGCGAACTAGAAATTGCCTGTAGGCCGCTTGACAGTGCAGAGCCTAGAGCAACCAGAGCAGCGCCGGCAGCTATCGCGAGATAAGGATTCGAGATCGCATATTTTTCAGTAACTATAATAGCAGTTCCAATTTCGATCATATATTCACCCATCTGCGTCGCCATATCCGCGAAAGGCTGGAGAAGCGCTGAAACAAGCTTACTTGCATCGAAGTCGCTGACGCCTGCGAGTGCGTCGGTGAGCACTTGGAAACTACCCGAAACGCTCTCTGCAAATGCTCTACCGAGGTATTTACCAATATCGATAGACATCTCTTCTAGCCGCTGCAGTCCTTCCATCGCCGTTTCCGCTGCCTCGTTAGCCAAGTCCATCGACTCCTGCTCCGATATCGCGTAATTATACGCAGCGAGAGCCGCCTGCGCGTATGATTCCTGAGCGAGTTCTGCGAATGTCCGCTGTTTGTCGTTCATTCTGTCGAGCACATCCGCGTGTGTCCGCTCGAATTCCTCCAGTGGGTCGGCCATCTTCTGAAACTCCTCGTCAGCGGCTATCACTTCCGCTTCTTCTGCGACCTGAGCGCGGAATTTCGTCATGTCGTCATTGACGTTACCCAACTTCTTTATAAGCTCGTCAAGCCCCGTGTGCTCCATCGACTGAGCCGTCCTGTCAGCGCGCTTCAGGATGCTGTTCATCTCATTCGTCGCGTTGTAAAATGTCTCCATCGTCGCAACGAGGTTGCCGGAGACCTTGTCCCCGATGCTCTGATAGCCCTGATAGAAGTCATTATACTCCTTCTCGACCTTTGCCGGGTCTGAAGCCATCATCTTTATGAGGTCGATAGTCTGAGACGCCGTGTAACGCGACTTGTCCATTCCTCCGATGACAAGATACTGCTCAACAGTCTTGTCCATGATGTCCTTCAGGCCCTTCACGCGAGGCTCGTAGATAGCCTCTATCGTCTTTCGATAATCTACCGCCGCGGCCTCTCGGTCAGATGCCGAAAGCGCCGTGTTCATCATCTTGAGATAGAGCTCGTGCAGCTTAGGCTGCGTCTGCGACATGCTCAGGCGGAAGGCGTAGTCTATCTCCGTCATCGCGTCGTTTGCTTGCGACAGGGCCTTTCCTGCTTTCCATGCATCGCCTCCGTCATTGTCTGAGAAGAACGCCTTGACAAAACCCTTGAATCCACCTTCAGCGATGCCCCTGTTCAGCTCCGCCCGAATCTGTTGCCATCGCGTCGATATTTGAGTCATAGCGATGTCCCAGGCGTCACCGATTGTCTGTGAGGATTTCACGAAATCAAGAGCCATCTTTGTTGCCGCAGCACCTATCACTCCCCAAACTGCCACGGCAGCTGCAGAGAGATTCTTCAGCCCTTCAGAAAATGACTTTGTCTGTCCCTTCGCAGAATCCAAGCCCTTCTTGTATTCGTCAGCCTTGAGCTTCAATTTCACCCAAAGGTCGCCTATCTTTCCCATCTTATCTTGAATTTATAAAATCTTCGAGCATCTTGTTCAGTTCCTTGCTTTCGTCAGCCGTAACGCTCCAGTCTCCGTCCTTTGCCCTTGCGGCCTCCGCTTCCTTCTCCCACCCGAAAGGCACCCAGAGCGCGGGTGTCGAAGGCTTCTGCTTTACGTAAGGATTCATCCTCATTGAGAGAAACATCTGCCATCTCGCCCTCTCCCATCGCCTCCGTTCCTCGTTTTCCGCAGCCTCCCGGAGCAGGAGGAATTCCCTCATCGTTGTCCTGCCGGCTTCTTCTTCCGTCTTCCGGCAATGCCCGACCAGAAACGCCTCAATGCCGTCGTAATCGAGCCAGAGCGAAATTTTTTTTTTGACTCCTTCTCCTTTTCAATCGCCGCGAGTTCGGCAAGGCTCTTGCCTGAAAGCAGCTTGATTGCCTTTGCGACTATGCGCCCGAATTCCTCCTGATGCTCTGTCGCCCAGACGTGGAAGTCGATTCGCTTGTATTCGAAGTCGTCAGCATCCTTGCCGGACAACTCCCACCAGTTCAGCGCTCCGCAATAGAGCACATCCGCGTAGAGCGCCATGACGGCGGGGATGCTCTCCCCGTCAGCCTCGAGTGTGACACCATCACGCCCTTTGTATATGAAAAGGCGCGGCGTAATCAAGATGTTCACCGCCACGCCTTCCCTGATTTCAATTTTGAACTCCGCCGACATTCGCTATTCTTTTGTGATTGTTGGATAATGAGTTGGCGCTCCTGTGATTGTCAAGTCAAGCGACCTCGACGCGACAGAGCCGTAGTCGTTGGTGTCGGAGATTCCAGTGATGATAGCCTCGAAGAGGTCTCCCTCGGTAGGTGCTTCACTGCCGGTATCGCCTGAAAGCTCGCCGATGAAGCCATACACCGGCTGCCCGTTGTGGAGGGAACTAATCATCTTGTGCTGCGGCTCGCTTGCCGTGTCATCAGCGAAGACAGTCACCGATGCGGTCGCGCCCTTTTTGCCTGAAATAAACTGTGCCCAGTCGTTTGACTTGTCGCTCACCTCGATAGCCTCAGCTGAGCGATTGAAGCTGTTGTTCTGCTCGCCCTTCAGCCACGTAAATGTGCCGCCGGTCATGCCGGTCGTGAGGTAGAACTTCCTCACATTACCTAATTTTGCCATGTTACTTCTTTTTTGCTAGATAAAATGTTAAATTATTAGTCACCCTGTAGAAGACTACCTGCGTGTCAGACATGTCCTCTCTTGCCGTCGTGTTGCCTTCCGCAACTCCCAGAATCTGGTAACTCGGAGTTGAATCATCAGCGTCCTTAATCCTGTCAAGGTTGTTCTGATTAATCTCGAAGGCTTCGCCGAGTCCCTTGTTGGACATCGAGTCAATCGTCACGAGGACCTGCCGCACTTCGCCGCCCTTGTCAAGAACGCTCTGCTCGTTGACAGAGACGATTTCCGCACGGGGATAACCTGCCGAGCCTCCGACAATGACGCCTTGCCTCTGCATCGCTTGCGTCAGATGCCGGAACAATTCGTCACATGCCTGTGTATGTCTGTCAATCTCTATCATTTGCCTTTGTTGATTATACGTTCTGCCGCTTTCTGCAGCTCTTCAAGTATCGCCTTCTTCTGTGATTCAACGGCCGGGCTGAAGTAAGGTTGTGCCTTTGTTCCTTTCTTCGCAATCTTCATCGCGATTGCAAAGGCTATCCGCTCAGCGTCTTTCTCCTTCCGCACTCGGAGCTTCTTCCGCACCCAGGCCGTCAGAATTTTCGGAGGAGGCATGCCGCCGCTCTTCCTGCCATATTCGACATACTCCGCGTAGCCCTTGCCTTCCTGTGCGAAGAACCCTGCCTCATACTCGCCGTCTGAGAGCTTCTCCGCCCTTCCGCTGTTGCTCAGCAGCCCCGTCGTGTTCGTGCCGTTGTCCCGCAGGTTTCTCTGAGCTTCCGCCACAATCTTCATCGAGCCTCTGGACAGCGCTTCGTCGCATGCCTTCTGCATCATCCGGTTGTTCGCTTCAAACGCCCGCTTGAGTTCGTCGAAGTTCTCGACTATGAAACCATCTACCTGCATAACTTCTCAAGGATTGTCAATCTGATAATACCCTGAAATTCGCATGATCCTGTTGCGGTTGCCTACATTCTCCGGACTTGCGAAAGCGATGTCATGCCCTTGCCATCTGATGCCGTTGAACGCGATTGGCGTCCAGCGCATCTCTATGTCGACTCCGACGATGTTTGCCTGCTGGAATGTCAGCATCGCCTTCGAGGAGCTCATCTGTGTAACGGAAGCAAAAGCCTTCAGGACCACTTTCGGCTCTCCGAGGCTCGCATGTCCGTAGCCGTCAGTCTGAGGCTCCCTAAACAGCAGCTCTACAGGTTGCGAGTATCGCCTCGCATTGCGCGGTTCCCTCAGCATTGCGAAAGAATTTTAACGAGTTCATCCGTCTGTCCGTCATAGAGCGCCGTGGCATATTGGAACACAAGCGGCAAAAGCCGCCCGTATTCGGCTTCTTTCGGTGCGGTGGCATAGTTTATCACCAGCGACGGGTAAACGCCAGCTGTGCGCACGTTCCGCCCGTCCATGGTGTAATCTACGTCTGTCCCGTCAGCAGCCTTCACAGACAACACCTCCGACGGCGTCTGGTACAATTTGACTTCGCTATCAGTGTTGTTCTCGATTCTAAGCTCGAATTGACACGGCAAGACGCTGACGTCCGCATGCGCCTGAACCTCAAGCGCCGCAGTCTTAAGCATGCGCTGCAGGATTGCATCCTGCGAATCGTCAACTGCTCCCACGTAGCGTTTGAGCACGGGGAGCAGATATGACCGCTTGTCGTCTATGATTCTTGTGACGGTTAAACTCATAATTTATCCGATGATTTTCCAAAAACCTTCCTTGAGCATGTATCTCACTGCCTCGCTCACGAGCACCTTGCGCCTTTCCCCGGCGGGGATGCCGTCGTGCGGCTTTACCACCTCACACACGACGACTTCGCCGATTTTTGGCGCACGGGATGCACGCTCGGGCTTACGCATCTCAGCCGGCATGATTTACGCCGCCGGTGCAAGCGCTTCTATCGCGGTGGTTGTGTTAGCAACGTAGATGACGCCCTTCTTCTCGGAGGTAGGAACCTGAATCTGGAAGGACTTCCTGAGCCAGACTCTCCATCCGTCCTTGCCGGCAAGTCTTTCGAGTTCCATCTCATATTCCCCCTTGTCGATAATTGCGACGCATGACGTATCAGCGACGACAATCTCGGTTGCTGAGAGCTGGTCGGTGAGGACAATCTTCACCTGTCCGAGCATTCCGGTAACCTGGTTGAAGAGGTAGTTGCCGTTCTTGTCCTTCAGTCCTCTGATCTGAGCCTCGATGGCTGTCGGAACGATGGCAACATTCGGAGAGAAGCCGTTGGCCTTTGCCTGAGCGATGGCGTCGAGGATGACGTCCGCGATGTTCGCATTCTCGTACTTCGCGCCGGTAGCCGCGTATGCTGTGCTGCCGGAAGTCTTGAGGCCGTAGACGTGATTCGGCTTAGTTGTGTCAGCGCCGTCACCGCTCCAGATGAGATTGTCCGCCTTTCGGAGAACGCGTGCGATACCGCGGGTTCTTGCCCACTGATAAACAGCGTTGAACCAGTCCTCGATTTCCTGAGAGACCTCGATGAATGTCGCAACTTTCGCGAAGCGTCTTGTCTTGCCGGCGAGCTCATAAGAATTGCCCGTCTTAGGCTCCTCGAGTTCTCCTACATAACCGGTGTTGTCGGTGTCTGAACCTTCAAGCCATTCGATTGAGTTTCCGGTCCTGGTGATGTGCGGGAATGTCGAAAGGAAGGCGTTTGCCGCGAGCCTCTCTGCATAGATGTTCTGGTCCAGCTGCACGCCGAGTGAGCTGTTGGTGATGTTCGATGTCGCAAACTTGAATGACGCAGTGCCGTAGGTTTTGCTTTCGATGAACTTCTCCATCGCTGCCTTGTTCTCCTCCATGAATTCGCGGAGAACGATGTCGAAGGACTTTCCATTCTTCTCTTTCAGTTTTTTGGTCAGTTCTTCGATAGCCTTCTGCTGCGCCTGGACAGTCTTGTCAAGGTTCTCCCCCTCTTTCTTCCTCTCCTCCAGCGCCTCTTCGGCCTTTGTCAGTTTAGAGGTAGCCTCTTCAGCCGCCTCTTTCGCAGCCTTCGCCTCCTTTGCGGCCTCCTCGGCCTTCTTTTCTGCATCCTCCATCTTTCTCTGGAGTTCAAGAGCCTTCTGCTCTAAAGTTAAATCTGGCATAGTAATTAAAGTTTTGTGATGATCCTTTTTGCGATTTCTTCCTTGACGGCACCCTGAAGGCTTACGAGCTGGGAGTCAGACATTGCTGACAGCTGCCCGGCCATGTCCTCGGCCTTCATGTCGGTCAGGGTTGCGAGCGGGTTTGCCGCGCGTGTGACCGGCGAGACTTCGACGATGCTGATTTCCTCGAGATAGCGCACCTCGTTGCCGTCAACCTTGCCGTATGTCCACGATTCGGCATAGTAGCCGATTGAGAACTCCTTGATTGCGCCTGCGCGCATCAGTATCTGAACGTCCTTGCCCTGCTGGGTAGGGAGGATGTCGGCTTCTATCCAGAGCCCCTTGTCGTCGATGCCCTTTTCGGTGATTACGCCGATGACGTTGTGAATGTCATGCTGATAGCAGAGTGCGCAGCGGCTGCTGTCGTCAGAAAGCAGCCATTTGTCGCAAGCGCCCGTCTTGATTATGTCCCCGTAGCTGTCGATGTTTCCGAACGCAAGGGCATAGGCGCGAATTGACAATGCGCCGTCGTCCTTCTCCTTCTTCACCTCGATGCCGCCGGAGTGGTTTTTGAATTGAATTTCCATTTTGCGATAACGTTACGCGATGAAATTAATTCAATGAAAGGCAAAGACTTAAACAGGCACATATACACGTTTATGTTTAGGGAGCCCCGAGCTGTGAACTCGAGACTCCCGCAACAAACAAAAAAACACAAAAACTGATTATGGAAATAGAATTATGTAGGTCTTCTTATAGCGGTGCAGGCGCAGTTGATTATCTCTCCAGCCTCTGCACCGAGGCTGATGTCATGCGGATATAGGAGATAGCTCCTTCCGACCTTGAAAGGCTCCTCCTGCCCGACTATCGTGCCGTCAACCTCAATGTGCGTCTCGCGCGTGTTGCCCAGGCCGCTGATGCTCCACTGCTTTGTGAACTTCACGTCGAGTGTCCGCGCAGCCATGTCGCCGGCTTTCCCGAGACCTATCATCGTTTCGGTCTGTATGATTCGCCGGACCTGCCACAGCTCGAGCTCCTTATACCCGGCAAACACATCGAGCGTGAGCTTCTCGATTCCCGTCACTTCGTCAGCCATCTTCGCCTGAAGGATTTTCACGAGGTCGTCCTTCAGTGTCCCGGTAACGGAGACAATCATGTCTCCTACCCTTTCATTCGCATATTGTTCGATTCCGCTCAGCCACATGCTCTCCAGCACCTCGCTGGCCTCTGCTTTCGCCTTGTTCATGTCACGCACGACGCTCTTTGCGTGCGGTAGTCCTACCGCCTTGAGAAGGCCGCTCTCGATAGTCTGAAGGTAGGGTTCCGCGAGACTGGAATCTATGATGCCCGCCCACTCAGCAGGGTCGTAATCCCTGCACAGGCTGAGGACCCTCCTCACCTCTGCACGGCGGAAGCGCCGCAACCGCGCCTCGTAAATCTTCGCGGCCTTCAGCGCCTTCAGACGGAGATAGTCCTGATGTCTCCGCACCGCAGGATCTATCCGCCTACGCATTGCCGAGCTCGTTTATGTCAATTCCGCTCTCGTTGCCGAACTGGACCCCGAGCGGAATCATGGGCTGGTCCGCCCAGGCTTCCGCGATTGGCTCGTAGCCCATCACCTCGCGCTTCTCGTTCACTGACGCGTTCATCTTGTCGAGCGCGTCAAGCGCATCCGCCGGCTTCTCCTGCAGCACGTCTATCCTCTGAGTGTCAACCTCGAGTGAGAACTCCTGCGCCAGTCCGCAGTAGTTGAGCAGGTCTTCAGCGAATTCATTCGCCATCGGCACAGCATTCATCTCGAAGATGGTCTTCTTCGCCTCTTTCGCATTCTCGTATTTGCTCTGGCCGTAGTAGAGGTCAACCGGCAGATTGTACGCGAAACAGACCGCAGTCACGGCTTCCTTGTGGCTTTCGAGGATGTTCAAGTCCACAGGCGCATTTCCGAGCGTCTTCACGTCGATAGGGAAGCGGAGGACCTTCGTCTTGCCGATGTTCTTCTGAGCGTTGAACTCGCGCTCGAGCTCGTCACCCTCTGCAGGGCGCGTGATGCCCGTGAGCTTGTCCTGCGGAGGCGTCACTATGTTGGTCACTCCTCCGTTCTTGAGGGCCGTGTCCTCACGCAGGATGCCGCTCTGCATCATCGAAAGATACATGGCAGCAGAGGCAAGCCTCGACGTTCCGAAGGCGCTCTGGTCGTCAAGGTTGTAGTCGAAGCTCTCGAACACGTCAGAGAAGCGGATGGTCGTGTCGCCTGCCAGCCCCTGGAGCCTCACGCCTTCCAGAACCGAGCCTTCACCCCATTGCGCGCCGATGCGCCACGAAGGGATGACGTACATTTCCTTGATTTCGCCGAGGTTGCGGCCTACAGCCTTCGGGGCATATACCCAGGCGTCGCCGTACAGAAGCTTGTTCACCGCCCACGCCGTGCCGAATTTCCTGAGCGTGAACCGGTCATTCGGTCGCGCCAACAGGTCCACGAGCCAATGCTTCTGCACCGGCGTATCATCAGATTTGCGCGTCAGAAGCAGATACTGCATGACCTCTCCGACATTGCGCGCGATGTAGTTCACAACTCCCTGCACCGGGGCGCTCTGCCTGTAGTAACGCTGAATCTCCATCCGGTCCAGTTCCTTGAACGGAGGCAGCTCGAGCCCTTTCGTGCAGCCCGCTATCGCTGACAGATACACGTTGCCGGAGTTGTTGTTCCTGTCATCATAGAAGCCTTTTATTTCGCTTCTGAGCGCTTGAATTTCCTTTGTTGATATGAGACTGAGACCGAACATATAATTTCAATTTTGCCACAAAATAGCCCCGTTGGGGCTATTGTTATATTTTTGCATATATGCATCTTTGTGCTCCTTGCTTTTAATGGAACGGAATCAGTTGCATTTTTTCTTGAATATTTTTCTTTTTTTCTTGCATAATAAACATAAGTTTATTATCTTTGTATTGTTAAAAAGAAAAGGCAATGAAAAGAAAAACAAAAGAAAGAATCAAACTCGAGAAAGAGTTGCTCTTTTACTTAGAGCTCTACGGAGAGATCCGAGGTCGCAATGAAACACAAAAGTTTTTGGCTGAGTTGGATTTCAAAATTGACGAACTGGTAGAAGTGCTGAAACATTAACAAATCCCCACCGCAAGGTGGGGGACAAAACTTAAATATATGATAGATAAAACTTATATGGACGACCTGAAGAACAGGTTTGTCAATGCTAAGACTGAGAGCGAACGGGAGCGTGTCAGAGCAGAGATGAGCGCGGCCTGCGCAGAGGACCCGAAAGCAGTAGGCGAAGTCATGTCTGTGCAACTTGATGAGACTATTGCAGAGGCGAAGGACATGACCATCCGCGAGAAACTCGCAAACGTGCTCCCCGCTGTTTCGATGTCTTATGTTGCAAAGAAATACTTTGGCAAGTCTCGTTCGTGGCTTTGTCAGAGAATTAACGGGCTTGCAGTCAACGGAAAGAAAGCGATGTTTACGGAGTCTGAGAAAGATACGCTTAAATACGCTCTGAAAGATATAGCAGGCTCACTATTGAACGTCCGCCTGTAAGGCTGGGTGGGCGCCTTTTCTTTTTAACAGCTTAGCCTTGTGCCCTGCTCCTCGGAGTGGGGCTTTTATTATCCCTCCCCGAGAATGTTTGTCTGTCCGAGATAACGGAGCTTTGTGACGCATGCGTAGTTAATTGCATCCATGAGGTGGTCATTGCCGTCCTGCGGGATGTTTAGATAGCGGCTCCGGTCTTTCGGGTCCGGCTTCCAGGAGTAGCGGTCGACCTCCCATTTGATATGCTCGCCGGCATACCTGACTGCGAAATACTGAAGATATGCGATTCTTCCCTCCTTGTTGCGGTTGTCCGCCGGCATGGCGCACAGGTTGTTCATTCGCAGTTCTCCGATGTGCTCCGGACGAGCGGGGTCGCAGTATATATCAGCCTCTTTGCTCACTCCCCACGCATCCATGTCCTCGTAAATTATGCGTGAAATGTGCCCTGCGAGAAGCCCCTTCTGATAGCACACCTCGCGCAGGTAGATAGTCTTTGTTTCGATGTCATAGGCACAGCAGACGACTGCTGTCGGGTCATTCGAATATCCCCAGTCGACGCCGTAGAAGCAGGGAAGATGTCGGGGGAAGTCTGACAGGCTGATTTGCTTCCAGTCCTTGTAGATGATGCCCTCCGCCAATGTCGCCCATTCTCCAAGCCAGATGTTGTTGAATTTTTCGGGCGCATTCCGCTGCATCTTTTCCGCCTGCCTGAGCAGCGAAGGGTCGAGGTTGTTCCGGTTGTCAAGGTAGGTCGTGGAAATGTAGCAGACGTCGTCTATTATGCCGTTGAAGCCCGGCGGGACATCCTTGTAGAACCGCTCATATATCCACGAGTGCACGTCCGTAGGGTTGAAAGACATGATGATCTGGTTCGGCGCTTCCGGAGTTCGCACGGAGAAGTCGATAGTGTCGAACAGGTCTGAATCGACAAGCTCCTGCGCTTCGTCGAGGACCCAGGTCTTGACTCCCTGAATTGATTTCAGCTTTGCCACCTGATTGCCTGATGACGTGAGCAGGCCTCTGAAGATAATCTTCGCTCCTGTCGCTAGGTTCGTGATGTCGTTTGCGCGCGTGCGGAAGTGGTCCTCTATCTGTAGCGCGTCAACCTTGTCCTTGAATTCGGGAATGATGGAGACCTCCGCAGAGGTCATCGTGTAGCGGGTGAAAAGTATATGGAAAGGGTCACGATAGGTGCTGACGCATTGCGACGTGTTGACGGCATAGGACTTGCCGGAGCCTCGTCCACCCTTCACAAGAATGTAACGAACCCCCGGTATAAAAGGCCGAAATAACGGCTTGTATTTCGGTGAGAAAAGCATCCCTATTCGTCCTCCTCGACCTTGTCCCCCTCGTCTCCGAAATAGATAGCAGGCGGCTCGGCATTCCGGATGGTCGTGTCCGTCTGAATCTTTTGCGCGGCCTTGCCGTCAACGCGGTCCATGATTGCCTCGAGGGTGATGCTCTTGCCGGTCTGGATGTCGCGCATGAGCGCGGAGAGATAGCCGACCAGCATTATAGGCAATTCCGGGTCCTTGAGCATCTCCTGAGCCTTCTGCTTGTCCGCCATCAGGAGGTTCTCCAGCAGGGCGCGAATATCCTCATGACTCAAGCCGAATGCCTTAAGCTTCTTCAGGATGTTCGGCTTGCGCCCCTTCTTCTTGGGCTGGTTCGTGCTGCTGAACTGAGTTGCTATCCCTTTCTTGTAGAGTTCCTTGTCGCCTGCCATAAGCCCTCCGTTTAACCACCGATTGCGGTGGTGTGACTGATTTCGATTGCGAATCTGATTCTCTCGATAGTGTCGTAGCGCACGGGAATCTCGTTTGCGACCTTCCTGATGGTCCTCCAGTCGAGGCCCGTGAGCTTCGCTATCTCATAGTATGACATGCCGCACCCCCGGACCTCGTCCGCGAGTTGCCGCAATCGCTCGTCGCAATGCGCGATGAACTGGGCTTCCGTAATGTTCAGTCTTTGATTCATGATCACTCCTTTGCTATTGTCCTAATTCCGTCAAAGTATTATACTTTTCTTTTATTCAATTTTTTCTGCTTTCATGCCTGTAAACTTCTCCCATCGTGCTATTATGACGTCGCAATAGTGCGGGTCCAATTCCATCAGCCTTGCACGTCTTCCGAGTTGCTCGCAGGCAATCATTGTCGTTCCGGAACCTCCGAATACATCGAGAGCGATGTCTCCCGCCTTCGTTGCGTCGTTAAGGCAGTTGGCCACCAGCTCGACAGGCTTCATGGTAGGATGCAGGTCGCACTTTCTCGGCTTGTCGTACTTCCAGATTGTCGTGCGATATTGCCCCTTCCGATAGTTGTGATGCTTTTTCGTCCAGGTATAAAATATCGGCTCGTGCTGATAGTCATAATCAAGCCTTCCAAGGCTGAACGTCGCCGAGTTCTTCTCCCAGATCAGCATGTGTCTCACAGGAAGCCCTGCGTCTTTCATCATCATCATTAATCCGAGCTCCCCACCTTGCGGCGATGTCACGAAATAGCAAGCGTCTTCCTTGCATGACAACCGCGCATTCGTTATCGCTTTCACGAGTATCGGATACAACTCATCAGCGCTCAAGGTATCGTTTTCGATGTTCTTGCAACAGCGTCCAGAAGGCTGGACGCTGTTGAGAGCCGCGTTCTTGTCCCCGATGCTTACTCCGTAAGGAGGGTCTGTAAAAACCATGTCGGCTTTGTCCCCGTCCATCAGTCTTTTTATCGCAGCCTCGTCTGTCGAGTCGCCACACATGAGCCGGTGCTCTCCAAGCCTCCAAATGTCGCCCTTGGAGCATTTCTTTTCAATTTGCGCCTCCTTCTCATCGAATTCGTCATCCTTCGCCTGCCCCTCCCTAGAATCGGTTTCGGCTGCATCAGCTGCGGCTGCTCCCCACTCCGGAGGAATAGACACTCCCCATCCTGCCAGGTCCAAATCTCCCCATTCATTTGCAAGGGCGTCATAGTCCCAGTTTCCGAAGGATCCGTTGTCCTTCGCGACGATTTCCTTCTTCTTGAGGATAGTCGTGCCTTCAGGGACAACGTAGCACGGCAGCTCGGACATGCCCAGAGCCTTGCACGCCGCATAGCGCATGTTTCCGCCGAGGCAGACATACTTGCCCTCGTGGTAGTCGACGATGCAGCGCGCGCCTCCAGCAGCTCCGGAGTCTCCTCGATGGATGCCTTCAGATTGTCGAGCTGCGCCTTGGTCCACTGCCTAGGGTTTGACGGCAGTCCGGCAATCTGTCCGGTGTTCATCTCTATCAGATCAATTGCTATTCTTTGGTGTCCTGTTTTCATTTTCTGGTTTATTTTTTACAAAGTTAACAAAAAGTAAGTAAAGTAAGTTAATTGAAACTTAACCGCTTACGATAAGATAGTCCTTTATTGTCTCGCGGAACTGGTCGAAAGAACGAATGACCACATACCTGTACCCTTGTTCCTCGACGCGCTTCTGGTAGTCCTTCTGACTGTCCTGCTGCCGCCCTGTTCGAGTCTTCAGCTCCAGCAGCAGCGCGTGGTAGCCTTTCGCTGCGACAAGAAGTATCAGGTCGGGGAAGCCAGCCTGCGTGCCCATCTGCTTGAATCTTGCGCCCTCCCGTGCGTCACGCCGTCCGCCGTTGGGGGAGTGGTGAAGCAGCCGCGCCAGCTGCGGGAATTGCAGACGGAACCAACTGACGCACTGCATCTGCAAGTCGTCCTCCGCATGCCCCTGGCGCTTCCGCGTTTTGCCTGTTACTCCGCGCTCCCACTCTTCCAGCAGTCTCAATGCCTCCTGAGAGCCTCGTGGTTGGCTCGGTGGTTTGATAACTCTATATTTCATCATGATAATTGTCCAATTCGTATTTAAGTATTAGGCCCCATGATAATGCTAGTGCCACATTATTAAAAACATTCGTCCAGTCCTTGCTTATCACACAAGTTATGGCGGATATTACATTCATGACAATGACAAAAATGCAAATTGTTTTCATTTGAGTTTTATTGATCATCTTCCAACGCTTTTTTGAATGCGGCAAGACTGTCGCTTACTGATATTAACTCTCCAGCCGTCTTGTCGCTCGACACTTCGTTTAGCACACGCTTAAACTGCCTCAGTTCTCGCTCGTAGAGAGCAAGCGCCCGTTCATTGGCCTTTCTCCTGCCTTGCTCGAAACATCTAACCCTGAAGCAGGCGTTTTTGTCCAATTTGTGCACTTCATATCCGCACCAGTCGATGTTGCAAAAATCACAAGCTGTCATAATATTTTCGATTTTAAGGCAGGGCGCAGGGACGCGCTCCTGCCGATGATTAAAAACTAAGATTATCTGTAAAGCACGAGCGGAACAGCCAGGCACCATCCGCACAAGTCGTAGTTGATGGTAAAGCCGCCGCCACACATAATCCAACCGCTGTCCTTGCTGCACCTAGAACAAGACCAAACGCAAGCGGTGTAGTTTCGGAGTAAATCTGCTCCCTCGATTGTTTCTGCCAGAGCGTCAATGTCCTCTTTTTGGTCATGAATTTCCATTGCCGCAAGCAGTGTTGGCAATGCGAAGAAGCCGTGTTTGTCGGAGTAGAAATTGCTGACATATTCCGCAGCAGGACTTCCGCACCTCAAAAGCGCTCCAGTAGCCCATAGAGTGTCCTCTTTCTTCAGAGCCTCTATCTCGCTAGTGTTCTTTGCATCCCAAGACGCTGTCTTATCTTCCGGAAGTATCATCTCGTCCGCATACTTCGGGTAGATCAGCGCGCACTGCCCGTTCAACATGTCGATTTCAATGCCCTCGATACATTCGAGGCGGTTCTGGCCTTCAAGGCCTTTCTTGTAAACTATTCTTGCCATAATGATTATAATTTCACGTCGTTAGCCAATTCCGTATATCCCCCAAGCCTCAAAAGCTGCTGCAGCTCGTGCACATAGTGAACGTTCGCGCTGGGACCGCATGGCGGATTATACAACCTAATCGCAATGATGTAGCCATCTTCTCCGTCCTCATCGAGGATGCTGTTTCTTTCAGTCCAGTAGAGGATGTCCTCGTCAAAGTCGTTTTTCTTGAAGAACTCATCCGTTAGTAGAATCGGACATGGCTTGCATTCCTTGTCTTCAAACTCCACCCAGTCGTAGTCGTTTTCATCGTTTCTTTCGGCATAGGCGTAGGTATAGCCGACGGATATGACCTGCATAGGGATTCCGAGCGCATCGGCAATCCAGTCGCCGACCATCAGTTCATTGCATTTCATAATCTTTCCTCCCATTTGATTTGAATTGTGTCCACGACATAATCCGGACGTTCAGTCAACGCCTGCTCACGTGTCGGGTGAATAACACCACCCACGAGAGAGAAGTGTTTGTCGTCTCCATACTTGCAGACGTTCATCCAGCCGACTCTCTTAGTTTTTGTTTCAGGCGCGAAGAATAAATCCCTTGAACATTGTGTGTCATTCAAATACACGCCATCTTCCGTATAACCGCACACTCTTTCCTCACCGCATATTTGCACAAGAGCCACTATCGGGAACTCTTTGTAATTTCTATCCGTGCAAATAATCCTTACGCTCCTGCCGTCTCTCGTGACAATCGGTCTGGTGGGATTCTTGAGATATTCTGCCAAACTGAATTGTTCCATAACTATTCCTCCCAATTATATTTTATGTTTGATTCCAGTTTCTTTCAAGACATCGGCAAGATTCTGTAAAGCCTTATATAATTTATTATGATTACTTACAGTTTCATCATAATCCTTAGGGCGCGAAAACATATATCCACCCATGCCTAAATCATAATCATATTCCGCCTTAAATTTTTTCTCTCTATCAGCCAAAGATTGTATGGCTTCTTGTAAATCTTCTTGACATTTATTGATTGCTGTTTTAAATCCCTCTATGAAACATTCTACATTCTTTTGTGTTAGGGACTTCTTATTATAAGCGAATCTCAATGCAATGTCTTCGATTTCAGTGATATTATATTTTTTCATAGCTATTCCTCCATTGGACTACAATTCCATCTGTTTGCAATCTTATCTCTCCATTCAAGTGCATCAGCCTTGGTCTCGAAAATTGTACCTACCACACGGTCAAGCCATTCCTCAGTGTTGCAAAATGGGCAAGGCTCATCTCCTCCGATTGTGAATTTTCCATCCTCCACAGAGTCCAAATCGTATAAATAACCATTGATACAACGTGCATCAGGGTATGTCGCTCCAAAGTAGGGAAATTCGTTTCTACATCCTTTTACCATACTACTCCTCCCATTCTATCTTGATCGTGTCGAGAAGCCCTACGCCGCTGTAACCGGCACTCGCTTCTTCCTTTGTCGGATAGACCGCGCCCGTGTAGGTGATTTCCCCAGCGTTGCCTTGTGCTATCCGGCTGACATTAATCCAGCCTGTTTTCCTCTCTGGAGCAAAGAACAAATCGCTTGGAGATTCTGTGTTGCATCTCAACAAACCTTCTTTTGTGTAGCTATATATATTTTCACCGAGAGAGTCTTGCACGAGAGCGATTACTATGTAATCATCGACATTTCTGTCAGTACAAATGACTCTTGCCTTATGCCCCTCGCGGGTCACGATTTTCCGCTCTGGGTTCTTCAGATATTCCTGCAAATCAAATTGTTTCATAATCCCTATTCTTCTTCAGGTTCAACTAATAAAATGTCGTCGTGACTGACGCGATAGTAATGTCTGACTGCATCGGCAGCCTCTCCCGCAGACTCCGCCTCGACATAAGTTGTCGTTACATTGTCAACTCTGCTCTTTCTGAATGTTACTTTGTAGTTCATTTTCCTTTTGATTTTTCGATTGTTTCTAATGTCTGCCACGTCATCCACACCAGCGTCGGAATGCCGAACACCTTTTCAAGCTGCGCTGCGTATGCGGGAGTTATTTCCCTTTTGCCCGTGCACAGCGCATTGAACGTCGGAGGACATATCTTCGTCTCGTTAGCTGCCTGCACCTGTGTCTTGCCGCTGAAGAAGATAACCTTTTGTAAAAAATCATTTAGTTTCATTCAGACCTCCTTTTCAGTTTGATAACGAAATACATTTTGCCCGGCTCTGCGCCCCATTCTTCTTTGCCGTTGCCGAATGCTATACTGTCAATTTCGAATGTCATTGTGATTTTTGTATAACCACGATGAAAGCGAACGTGCGTAAATCCTCGTGGATATGCCAACGGGTCCACACCTTTGCCAACCAGGAACCTGCGGAACACAAGCATTTCAAAATCTCGCTTTATGGCTTCATAGTCTAACAGGCGTTTTTCCCAATATGGTTTAATCTCTCTGTATTCCTCCGTCTTTTCTCCGGAAGCAATCATATCGTACCATTTCCCTTTAAGAACCAAATCAAGTGTTTTCATTGCCATAATCTATTCCTCCCACCATTTATAGAAATCAGGGCAATCATCAGAAGTGGCAACCAAATGTTTTGTTTCATCATTGTAAGGGATACATTCATAACCAATCATACCTGTACAATACACTTTTTCGTTTTCTGGTTCCAGCGATATGTCGCTGAAAAAGTCGCAGCCCCATTGTCCGCCCGGGCGTTTGATTAGCACCTTGTCAAACGGCTTCAAGTCTGTCGGGTCGAACTTCGGGCCCTTGAACTTGCTCCAATCGCGTTGGTCTTTAGACGGGAAGATTACACATTCTGCCTCTTCTGAACAAGAGTATCTACCATCAGAGAAAAGAGTTATATCTTTAATTCCAATCGCATTTATAACTATTGGAATAAACGCTACCCCTGGTTTTTTTTCCTTTTTTATCTCTTTCAAAAACACATCACCCCACACTGGAGACCATAATTTTGTCCCTTCAGGACAATGCTTCAATATCTCACAGAGATTAAGATTTCCATTCATGACTATTCCTCCTCCTTGTATTCGTCCGGAGTACCCAAAAGCCTCCACGTGCGCTCGTTGAACGGAAGGCATTGTATATACATATCATCATCCGTATTGCCCTTATCATCCTTGCACTCATACTTGTATTTGAGCTCTTTGTGGTAGCAGTCAAAGATGCGGGCGCGCCATCGGTCGTCATCCAGATCACGAACCAGCACCATGTCGCCCTTCTTGAACGGGCACTTCTCCTTTTTTTCTTGCTCAGCGAGTAACTCCTGCTCGTAGTCTGTAAGGATGAGCTGGTAATAATTTGGTAGAAGGTCACTCGTTGCTGTGACAAGTTTTATTCTCCCGTCAAATTCGGCGCGAATAAACGCTACATCGCCCGACATTGTAATGATTTCGTATGCTCTTCCGGTTTCTTTGCGCCTGAAGCGGTCACCCACCTTCCAGTCGGTGTAAGTCTCCGAATCGCGCGGGACTATCTGAAGTTCGCTGTCCTCCACAAAGCTGTTGAATGCGGCGGATTCCACACCTTTCCAAAAACGAGGCTTCTGCATCATTGCGTCGGCATCCCAAATTTTGTCGTGCAGATAAAAGCAGCAGTCCCCTTTAGGGGTGACCTTCATAAATCCCGAAAGGCCGCTTGCAAGCTTGAAATTCAAGTTGTTGCATTTTGTTATATCATACTTCATAATTCAATCGTTTTCGTTGATTTGTTTAATTCTGAACCAGTCAATGTCGTGTTCACGCAACCCGAACCATTCTATCACGTCCTCTTTCGTTGCGTCCGGCTTGTCGTAGGTCCTGGTCATGACCCTGCCGTGCTCCGAAAATGTCGCTTCAAACTTCATGATTACCTCCCTGTTGAGCCATATCCGCCTGTTCCTTTGTGATTGTCTTTTTCATCGTTCTGCGGCTTTCTGAAATTCTGACTTCATTTCTGCGATTAAAATTTCCTTAAACGCTCTAGATAATTTAAACGCGCTTAAAAAGGATAATATTAGCGGCTCCTTTTCGCTGTTTGTATAATTTTTAGAGCTCTGTAGAATATCCACATTAGCATTTAACACCTTCATAAATAATGATTGTAATATGTCTAGCTTATCAAAGGTTAGCAAACTCTTGACATTGTTTACAATCGTTCCGTCCTTCAGGACCGCATAAAAAATTTCATCGGATGAAATCATCCTCGTTTCTTTGTTTGTTTCCATAATTAAAAATTGAATTGTTATTTTTTCTTCTGCCGTATTCGGCTATCAGAATAATGTGGTCTTTTCTTCAGCAGGCTCTCCAATGAAGAGATTACGGAAGATGTAAAACAGACAATCAACGACAATCGAATTTCCAGCCATTTTGTATTGCTGGGAATTACTGATAGGTTTTGCGTTTGGATCGTATTGGTTTTCGGCAGGCTTGACATCATTCTTCAGGAACTTAGTCTGCTGTATCTTGTCGATTTCCTTTTCCCGCACGCCCATTAGTCTAAAACATTCTCTCGGTGTGAGTTTCCTTATCCTCAGCCTTTTCCCTTTCAGCTCTTCGGGAAGATTCATAATTAGATTTGCATCCATATTCTTTTCGATTAAATAGTTGTCTTTCTGTACTGAAGTGACGGTGTTTGAAACTCCGTCTGCCCTCGGCTCATATCTCTTTATACTGCTTCGCGGTAGCCGGATTCTATGGTTCTCATAGTCCTTGCGTATCCTCTTGCCGTATTCATTCCTCACTGGTCGTAGTATCGCTTTTATAGAACTCTGCAATTAGTACCTCCATATTCAGCCTTACGGCTCCTACTTGCGCGTGGATTGTATTGGTAACGTCACGGAGGTTGAAATGCTCAATCCAGCCTGCTTTATTCCGAGTCCTTGACAATCCGAACACTTGTTTTTTTTGGCAGACTTCTGCAACCAAAGAATCTTTCTGCACACTTGTAATCGTGTTGGAAATTCCGAATTTTCCGATTTCAATCATCTGTCTGAACGTGCCGTTGGATTTCGTTTTCCTGTCCTTAGGATTGTTTGGATTTCGTCCTCTCATCGCGCACCCGAACAATAATTTTCGGTTCGAGACCGCCCCCCCCGCATGTATTAAGCGCAGGTGCGATTCCGTCAGAGGAGTACACCCTGCCTCTCTGTGGGTTTGTGAAATTCTTTTCATCCGTTACGAGATTGAGTACCTGTATCAGTTTCGGTTCCTTCATAAACTAAAAATGTGTTTCCGCATTGGCCGGTGATTGTGGGGATTATCGCCCCTCCATGAATCACTCTGCCCCTACGTAATTTCGAGGTCGGATAGGAGCAGTCGAAAACGCCTTTGGGATAGACCTCAATGTATCCCTTTTTCGTCGCCTGCCGTATCTTTAGAGAAATTATCATATATTTCCATTATCCCTGTCATTCTATCCCTCCCCCTAATCCGCAATAGATTGGATGTAAACATTTTCCAGTATCCCGATACGATTGTGCGGCTGCATCCGTCAGAGTCGTTTATGGGTATTGTCTTTTTCATCCGTCATGATTGTTACAAAATGATTGCTATCGTTGATTCGGGCTGCAACGGTTCCCGCAATGTCTGAAACTGCTTGATTGTAGGCATTCAGCCATACCCCCCCCCTGATAGGGACCTTGCCGCTTTTCAGGAGGTTTTCAAGTCTTTTGTTTCCCATCCGTATAGTCTATGATAGTGTTGTCCGTAGAGTTAAGGGCTGCGTTTGCCCGTAGGCAGCTTGCTACCTGCCCCCCCCATATAGGGTCTTTCGGCCTTCATATGAACCCTGTACCTTTCTTTTCGTGGTTCTCGTTATGGGCGAGGAACCCTTGAATCGCCTGGTCGCTGACATAGTATTTTTCATCGACCTCCGGCTCCAAGACGTCAATCAGGAACTTGTCCAGTTCAAACGGCTTCGGGAAATGGTATATGCTGTTGTCGTTCAGTATGCTAACGAGGAAAACTCTCTCCCTGTTCTGAGGAACTCCGTAGTCCTTCGCATTGAGGACTTGCCAATAGTTCGTATAGCCGTAGGATTCTAGCTCGTCCATCCACTTCTGAAACAACGGAAAGAACTTCTTCGATGTTAGGGCCTTGACGTTCTCAAGCAGAAGGAATTTCGGTTTCTTTGTAAGGACCGCCTTGCGGATTTCCCACAATAGGGAACTGCGTGTTCCCGAACCCTCATCTCCACCTTTTTGTAGCCCGGCATTGCTGAAATCCTGACAGGGCGAACTGTAAGTGAGCAAGTCGAAATCAGGTACTTTCTGCCAATCCACTTTCGTTATGTCGCCGAGGTTTCTGTCGGCCCATTGGGGATATAGCGCGTTATGCGCCTGAATCGCGTACTTGTCGATCTCCGACCATGCCACGAGTTCGTAGGCGAATGACTCTGGATAGGCTTCCGTAAGCCTATCCAGACTTAGGCACTGGCTGTCATAGCCACTGAAACATGTGCATACTCTTATCTTTTCCATATCGTTTTTTTTGTAACATTGTTTCGCGTTTAAATGCCGCCAATTTGATTTATTTTCAACCAACCGGAACACTAGCCGCTCTTATTATTTCGTTTCGCTGTGGCGGACTTATGAGCCCTTCTCGCGCCTTTCTTGAGTGTTACGGAGATTCGGTCGGTCAGATTCGTCAGCCGGTTGTCCCTGATTCCCAGTCTCCGGATCCTTTCGATGCAGCTTCTCATCTCTTCATGTTCACGCGCTGTCAGCGTTATACTAGAAAGGGAGGTCGTCTGACGGGTTGTCATAAATCAAGTCTTGTTCTGTCCGCGCCGGCATTCCTGGCCGTGCCGTCTCCGGCCGCTGCCCGGAAGCTTCGGAGCGTCCGCCTAGCATCTGAATCCTGTCCACAAGGATTTCCGTCCTGTATGCCTTCTGCCCGTTTACCTCCCAGGAGCGCGTCCTGAGCCTTCCTTCGACGTAGAGGGACGAGCCTTTCCTGATGTACTTCTCCGCGATGTCCGCAAGCCCTCGCCATGCCACGATGTTGTGCCACTCCGTCTGCTCTGTGACGCTTCCGTCCTTCGCCTTGTACCTCTCGCTTGTCGCGAGGGTGAACTGCGCACCCTTCGGATGTTCCGGAGTCTCGAGATAGCGGACTTCCGGGTCCTTGCCCACGTTGCCAATCAGCATTACTTTGTTCAATGCCATAATTTTTCCTGTGTTTTTGTTTGTCAATATTTTCTAAACTGAAGCGTCTGGCTGCCCTGCAGCCACTTCTTCAGCAGCGCCGCCTCAGCATCTGCGCGTCCTGCGCCCATCAGCCAGGCATGTGTCTCCTCGCCGATTTTCAGAGCAGGCACACTCCCGGATAGGTCTACTGCGACCTTGTCGGAGAGCATCTGTGCTCTTACATCTGCCGGAGCCTTCTGCGCCAACTCCCACCAGGCCTCTGCGAACCGGTCCGGAAACCTCTTGCCAGGCTTCTCCGGCTTCCACTGCCTGGCTTTTGCCAGTCGCTTTGCGTCCGTGTCTAGAGCTGCGCCCTTTTCGAGTACCCAGCCGCCGGCCTCATAAAAGTCCAGGAACTTCCTCGTCTCCGCTTCTGCGCAGATGACGTTGCGTTTCCAAAATGTCGGAAAGAAGAAATTAAAATCTGTGTGTGGTGCTGGTGGTGTGCTCGCGCGCGCCTGCGCGCTATTAACACACACACTATGTGTTACATAATCATAATCATAATCATTATCATAATCAGCTTGATTTGCTTCCTCTTGTTGCGTTTGCTTAGCATCGTTAGCATTTGCTTGTTTTGTTTGGCGTTGCTTAGCATTGCTTGCATTTGCATCTCTAGCCGCCGCACCTTTCTTTCCGCTCTCGCTTCGACTTGCCACCATGTCCTGATAGCGCTGGAAATCCCTGTCCATGTCTCTTTTCACAAACTCGAAGGCTACTTTTGCCAAAGGTTTCAGTTCAGGGGTGACCCCCGTGCGAGCATACCCAATAATGCCGCCGCGCACCTCCTCCCTGACCTCCTCTGGCAAGTTGTCCAATACTTCCTCCCAGTTGAGATGATAGACGAATGAATCTCTCTTGCTTGGTGTCATAATTTAGCGAATTGTCAGCGTGTCGCTCGTTGTCCTCGTCACTCCAGCCGGCATGATGTCGTTGCCCTTCGTGAAATCCGAAATCCCTTTCTTGCTGATTTTCAGCTCGACGGAAATGTAGTCAGGCAAACCTTCCGAGAACTTCATCATCTTCGACCTGAACGGCTCAAGGACCTCTTCCTCGTTTACCTCAATGCCATCTTTCTTCGTGAGTGTCGCAGTATAGATGTCGCCTTTGATTTTCGTGAGCCCGAATGTCGACATGGTCGTCTTCACATATTCGCGGATGCGCTTGTTTGCATTCTCGACAGCCTTTTTCTTTGCCTGCAGCGATTTGATTGTCTGGTCGAGCTGGTCCTTCCTCGCATCGAGGAAGTCGAGATAGCCCTTGTATGCGTCAATCTTGCGAGGGATCTCTGTCTCGGTTGTCGCGAGCGCCTGCTCGATTTCCGGAGTCAATTCTCCTCCGCTTTCCTCAAGTTCAAGCTCTGTCTGAAATGCAAGGGCCTGAAGGTCATACAGAGACATTCTCTGCGTTGTTTTTTCTTCGTTTTTCATGATTGTGATTTTTTATTTGTTGCGTAATCTCTTTCTGCCTGCTCCAGCATTGATTTTGCCGTCGCAGAAATGAGCATGCCGCTATTGATAGCCTTGTTGACGATGCCCGTCTGCCCTTTGTTGATCCTCGCGAGCAGCTTCATGTAGGTGTCGTCGCCAGCTTGTATCGGTTGCTGTTTGCCCCGCGCCGGAGCCGGAACTGGTGCCTGTGGAATGACCGGAGCCGGCTGCGGCTGCGGCCGTGGTGCCGGTGCTGGTGCCGGCGGCATCTGAACGTTCACCGGCATGGCTTCCGTGATAGGCAGCTCATCGACATCGTCCTCGTCCGTGGCGATGTGGAAGAACTTGAGCAGGAAGTATCTCTCGCCGTATGTCAGCGCGCTTCCGAGCCCTTTGTCCCAGCCGTTCTGCCCGAAGGCGATAAATTCGTTCTCGTCACGCTCGCCAGTGTCGACGTCTATCCAGGTGAAGCGCATCTTCAGCGCTGTGAACATCTCCGACTTGTGTCCGTAGGCAGTGGCGTAATCTATCCGCTCGTGCGACTCTTCCACAATCTCCTGCTTCAGGATGATTCCCAGCTGGTCCATTTTCGGGCGCAGATACCCCAGCAGTTTAGATCCGGAAACGAACCTGTACGAATTCCTGTCGCCTCCTCCGTTGGCGTTGGGAAGCAGGGCCCTGACTGTCTTCTGAAGCTCCAGAATCTTCCGGTAGACTCCAGATTGCGTCTTTGTGTTTGAGTTTGTCTTGTTCTCCATACACTTGTTTTTTTTGTTTGTTGTTGGAGCCCCTGAAAGGTATCACCCTCGCAAGGGCTTGTCGCAGAGCTTTGGAAATATGTGCAACAACATCAGATTTATAGGTTGCCCTGCGCCGCGCATCGCTGCGCGTTATTATGTTAACATTGGTATTCCTCCTGTGGTCAGCGACGCCGGTCTTGCGCTATTCTCATGAACCAGCATCCGTCTGCCGTTTGCCAGCCTCGCTATCATGTAGCCTAAACCGAAGCTGTCGTATTCCAGGACCTCACCCCTGGCGGTGCCGTTGACCGCTTCCCACTCGATTACGTCGCCCGGACTGAATCGACGGACTTCAGCATCAGAATTCATGACATCTCTCCCTTATTCTTTCGTCCTCAAACCTGTCGTCGTCATAGTCCGACATCCGACGTTCCTCCGCATCTTCATCCATCTCCTCCCTCGCCGGATCTCCAGCAGCTCGCACGGAGTTGCGAAACAGATAATTAAGTATTGCCTTGTTGCTCATGATTGACCTCCTTTTATGCTTTTCAAAATCAGACCTGCGTTTTCCTTTTCTGCCGCCTTCAGGCAGTCCAGCCGGTGTCGGCTGTAAATCTTTTTGTTCCCGCGTCTTACGAATTCTACGAGACCCCTGTCGAGCTTGTCGTTCAGCCACCTCGTGCCGTAGGCCTTCCGGGCCTCGTTCTCGCTCATCTCGTCGGCAACCGGATTTGTTCTTCTGAGAATCGCGTCGGCAATGAGTTGACTCACCTGCTCGTAGTCGCGAGCGATAGAATCGATGCTACTCATGACGTGTCACCTTGTATTGTCCAACTCCGATTTTATTGACAGAATAGACCTGTCCATATTCTTCCTTCAGTCGCGAGCAGAGTGTCGCGAGATATGTCCGTCTGGATTCCGACCTGCTGAAAACAAGTTCCTCACCGACTCTCATGGCTTTCAAAGCCCCGCTAATGTTTCTTTTTACTTCCATCTTTTTTCCTCCTGTTCTGGAGGGGAAGAGGGGTCTCGAACCCTCTCTTGCCGCAGCACCATTTCCGATTTTGGTCGCCAGCATCGCGCCACCCGCGAAACTTCCCCTGACACTAAAACTATGTTAAACACACAAACGCATCGCTGCGTGGTCGGAGGGGAGAGGAATCGAACCTCCCTGTGGACCTGGGCTTCTCTGAGCGAGACCTTTAATGCTTCTCCGAGAATCCTGTGCGGCACTCCATATCCGCACCTTCCTCCGTTGTGACCGCCAAGCGCATATCCAGGTCCATCCTGGCGGTCTAGCGCCGCGCCTGCTTTCGCGGCATAATCAAGAAATATGTTAGTTGACGCCCTTGCCTTCACAGGTTCGAGCGGCATTGTCATTAGTCGTCTTCAATGATTTTCAATCCTGCGCCAAGGCAGACGCACATCGCCAGGAATCTGGCAGCGTCACAATGCTGGCTGCCGAAAAACAGGTAAGCCATGCCTGCGGCGATGATTATGCCGCCCAAGACTTTTGATATGACGTCCTTCGACGCCGCTTTAGTTTCCTTTCTCATTATGTTTGTTTTTTTGTCGCTATTTGTATAACTTTGTTGTTAACTAACTTTGTTACATGCAAAGGTAAAGAAACTTAATTTTATATGCAAGAACATTGACTAAAAAAATTAAGAATATTAACTTAGAGCAAAGATGGACATCAAGGAATTTTTATACAGGAACAAACTAAAACAGGTTGATTTAGCGAAGTATCTCGGTGTTACAGAAGCGTTTATATCTAGAATGGTCAAGGGTTTAGTCAAGCCTTCCAAGGAAAATCTAACCAAGATACTCAACAACCCTCATGGCTGGGATACCTCTATGTTGATTGACGGCGGCATTTACGCCGGCAATAACAACGCCGGCGACGTGAACGTCCAGATAGGTCAAAATAGGGCGGGCAGTCGCCCGAAAGATGGCGACGCAGTTACGCAGATGGCGGTGCTGGAGAAGGAGAACGAGATGCTGAGGGAACAGCTGAAGGACAAGGAGGCGCAGATAGATTTTCTCCGCGCGCTAGTGAAGAATAATTAACAACCAATAAATACATATCTTCATGGAAGAAACAACGAGCAAGTCTTCCGCAAGACAGGAAAGCGTAAATATCAACCTCTTTGCCGAGAAAACTCTGCAGAATGCGGCATCGGCCGTTCTGGTTCTCGGTATAAGTGTAGCCGTATTATGCCTCATCTTTGGAATCAGTGAAATTCTAAACGGAGATTCATTTTCCATGGTGCTTATATTGTGCGGCGTTTCTGTCCTGATACTGTCCCTGCTGATATATTCAGGGATTAAGGTGTTCGCGGATATGTCCGTCACACTCAAGGAGATTAACGCGAAACTGAAGTAGGCGCGGATTCCGTGTTGTCAAGAATTGACAATAATAGTCGCCAAACGGCAATAATTTGGCGTAAACCTCTTATAACATAACATAAAACTATGGATGATTCAGATCATGACCATGACACGAAGTCTGGTATCAAGCGCGACGCGCGCGGTTACGAAAGTGGTGTAAAAATTTTTCTCGAAATGCTGGAGCGGTCGGAGGCTAGAATTGACAGAACCAGCCGAATTACCGAAGAACTGACAAGGGCGTGCAAATCGGTGGAGACCGCATACACCTCACACGTCAGCAGCCTGCAATTTTCCCGCGATACGTCGCAGAAGAACAACGCTAAACTCATTTCCCTGCTTGACAGGTTGACAAGTTCCTTCACGAAGGAAAGCGAGGACAAGCAGCGCAGAATCGAGATGCTGGAGGCGGACAAAAACGCGCTTCGGGCACAGCTTCACAGTGCGACCGACAGATATTGGAAGCTGCAGGAAGATTACAGGAGGCTGGCGGAGAGCCTAACTGGCAGCCGCAACACCTACACTATCGGCTGCAACAACGGAGGTTCCGCGGACTCGAAATTGAAAGTATAACCGATATGAAAAAAATTGCTTTGTTATTTGTGGCAGGTTTCTGCTATGTTTCATGCGTTTTTGCACAACGCCCGGCATCTCTGGTAATTGACAAGGTATCTCCTTCTGGATTGTTGACCTTGGTGACTAGTTATGTGGAATGTAAGGCTACTCAGGAAGATGAGCCTAATTTGTTTATAGGATTTTCGTTAGTTCGCTCTCAGCGCGTGTCGTCTAAATTGTTTATAAATATACAATATCAGAAGACTATTAGTGATGCTGCCATTCTTCCCGAGGGACGATGTTTGATTACAAAGTTAAGCGGAAAGACTATAGTACTGGAACAACTCCCTAATTCTATCGGCGAATCTGATGAGTTTTTCGATGAAGATGGCAAGTTGACCTCTTGGATGTTTGCAAGTTATATTTGTCGTGACATGTATGGGCTGTTTGATGGGATTGATCCTGCTATGAGTTTATGTTTTGGTGCGCTGCCTCATACTTATAAAGTTGAGTACACCGATGAATTGAATCCGTTAAATATGGCCATAAACCTGGCGATAGATCCTATCTTTAAAGGTCTGCAGAAGCGGAATATGTATTTTGCTGAAGAATGGATGGAGTTTAATTAGGGGTTTGCCCCTATAGTTCTAAGGATAACGACTGCCGGATCTCCCTCATTGGAAGTCCGGCAGTCGTCGTTTATTGGCATTTAGACCAGTCAAATAGGCTCAGGACCTTCTCGTTTGCCTTCCACATTATCTCCCAGTCCTTTGCGATATAGATGTCAGTCACGCGCATGCTGCTGTCGACATGACAGAGGCAATCGTTGATTATAGCCTTGTCTATGCCTGCCGAATATGCTAGCGTGGCCCATGTATGCCGTGCACTGTAGAATGTCAGAGGCTCCGTAATCTTCATGATCTTACATGCCCTTCGTAAACCGGTCGAAAGTTCGGAGACGAAAATTGGCGATGTTGTCTTGAGGTGTATGCGGAGGGCTCGCTCGCCCGTCGGATCTCTCCATCTGTCAAAAAGCGGCTTGATTTCATCAGGAATGCGCACATGCATCTCCGCCTTGTCAGCCCTTGCCCGGCAGGTCTTGGTTCTATTATATATGAGGATGCCATTTTCCGGCGGCAGACACGAGTGCAAGTCTATCGCGTTCATTCCCATCAGCGCAAATGAGAGCAGGAACATGTCTGCTGCCCTAATGTCAAGTTTCTTGACGAGCAGGCCGCGTCTGTCGATGAATGCCTGGATGGTCTCCCGGCTCACGTTCCTGTGAGCCGCCTGTATGGTTCTTGCGGGATGGAAATAAGCAAATGGATTTCTTATATGGATCTCGCCCGTCTCCTCGTTGTTGTATCTGAGCCGCGCCTGGGCATGGATGTGCCCGATGCTGGCCGGGTAGGAACCGGTCGCGCGGGCACCTCGTCCATGCTTGTTGACCAGCCACGCCTCAAAGTTCCTCATCATTGAGGATGTCACTTCAGATATGTCTAGAGTGTCCCGTCCTACGAAGCTCTTCAGCGCATTGACCGCGTTGATATAATAGTTCTTCGTGTTTCTCGTAGTTTTTGAAGCAATTACCTCGTCTGCGAACTTGAAGAAGTCAAGTCTGAAGGACCCCTCCTGATTCGAGGTTATAAATCTGACGATGTCGTCGAGCGACATTTGCGTGACAGCAAAGGTGTCTATCTTCGCCGCTGCTGCCCTCATCTTTGCTATCAGCGCATCCGTCTTGTCGAGGACAGCCCTGTCACGTATATTTCCGGAGCGCGTGAGCTGTGACGAATCAACCGCAATGTTCGTCGATATATACTTGACCTTCCGGTTTGCAGTGACACGGATCCTGATAGTTTGAGTCCCGTCGCTCTTCCTGTATGGTGACAGGACAGCCTTGAAAGTAATTGTACCCATTCCCCTTTTTTGTTAAACAATTTGTAAACAAATCAAGGGCAAATGTACACGAAAATCTCGTACAAACAAAAATAACTCCCTAGCGGACAAGCGCTAGGGAGTTATCTATGCGATATTTTTAAGAATCTACACTGCGTGAGGTGTGTTCATTACTTTTTATATTGGTTTGTAGTATTCTTTTCCTCTGCTT